ATTTTTGCAAAACTAGCCATTATGCTGTGTAACTCCCTGTTCCTGTAAATGTTAAAATTGTTTTTCCACTAACTCCTGTAGCAACTGTTGGAGAACCAGATGTAGTTCCTGAATAATCTGCATCAAGCATACTTAATATAACAACACCTTTTCCACCAGCTTCAGCATTTCCTGCAGAACCTCTACCTTGACCTCCGCCACCTCCGCCTGTGTTAACTCCTCCTGCTGTTGGTCCTGGTGAACTTCCTCCAACAGAACCATTACCACCACCACCAGTTCCTCCAGTACCAGCAGTACCACCATTATAAGTTCCACCGCCTCCGCCACCTGCATAAGTGACTGACGTACCTGTTATTGAATTTGCAGTACCATTACCACCGTTTCCTCCAGCACTACCTGAAGGTGTTCCGCCAACTGCTCCTGCACCACCGCCTGCGCCAGCACCATAATTGGAACCAGCACCGCTTCCAGCAGAACCATTGTTTCCTTGAGATGGACTTGTTGAAGGTGTGTCACCTGAACCAGCTGCTCCAGCAGGAGCATCTCCACAACCACCTCCACCAGAACCACCATTTTGTCCGTCTCTAGCTGTAGTCTGGTCTGGTCCAGCACCACCTCCACCACCACCTGCTGATGTTATTGTTGTTAAATCTGTTCCAGAAATAGAAGAATTTGAACCAAGATTTCCAACAGTATTATCATTTGCTTGAATTGCTCCACCATCTCCTACTGTTATTGTATAAGTTGTTCCTACTGAAAAATTTTGTGTTGAAGTTCTAAATCCCCCAGCACCACCTCCTCCTCCAATATTCCTTGCACCGCCTCCACCTCCAGCTACAACTAAAAAGTCTGATGAATATCGAACAACAGATTCATCAGATACATCATCATCTGAATTAGGAATCCAACCTTGAGTTGCTCCTGAATAAACTAAATCAACTGATTGACCTGATGTATTATAAACTGGATTAACTGATGAACTGCCTTGAAAATTTAAACTGTTTTGATTTATTGTAAGAGCATTAGTTCCCCATGTTCTTAAATAGTCTGTAAGAATTATTCTATCACCAACACTAGCTGATGCAGGTAAAGTAATTGTAACCGCACCTGATGTTGTATTAATCCAATAACCTCGGCTCGCTACAATTGTTGAATTTGTTGTAATAATAGTTGATTGCCAACTAATTTCACCTGGAATGTTAGTTAGATTCTGTGCATTAATTGCACCAAAAGTTCCACCTACTATAGCTGCTGGTTGTAATGATGTTAAATTTTGTCCACCTGCTGCTGGTAAAATTGATGGGAAACGTCCATCTGGTATAGTTCCACTTGTTAAATTAGTTGCGTTTAAATTATTACCATCTACGGGTGTGCCAAATTCAATTCCAGTTGCTCCAGAATTAACTTGTAAAATTTGAGAAGCTGTTCCAATAGTTGCAGGTAAAGTTCCTAAACCATTTATAACAGTTGTATCTCCAGCCTCACCAATTGTAAGTGTAGTACCTGATTGAGGAGTTACTTTATCTACTTCTAATTTACTCATTAAACAATTACCAACGTTCCTGTTACTTCTACAGTTGCTTCAAAAGTTACAGGTCCCGCAAGAACTGCACTTTCAATTACTAAAAAGTTATCTATAACTTCGGCATGAGTATATATCTCCTGAGAACCAGGATTGTTTCCTACATAAACTCCACTTGGATACGCATCGCTCATAATTTAATCTCCTTATGGTGCTGTGCTAATAGCATCAACAACACTCGTTATCATATCGACTGCATTAGTTCCACTAGTAGTAGCTTGTAATACGTCGGTACTATTTAAAACAAATTTTGCTCCACCTTGAACTAGTTCGACTGAACTTGCTGGTGGAATACTTAAACCTTTTACTATGTATCTAATTGCAGCTCCTGCTACATTTACCCAAACATCAACTGTTACTGCTGCTGCAGTAATGTTAGCCATTCTAATTCCAATAACTGCATCTGTAGTATTTGCAGTAAATATCGTAGATGTTGCGCCAGTAGTTAGTTGATTTGAATATCCTATAAAATTTTGTGCCATAATTGTTTTCCTTTTTGTTTATACTATAAAGCGATTGCCATTGCTACTGCAAAACCTGCACCAGCTGCGCCAACTGCGTTTCCATCTGCGTCTAAATAAATTGCCTTACTTGCAGGTAATGTACAAAATACATTTAGAGTAGTACCTGTTGTAAAATTAACAGGGTTTGTATCCCCATTAGAATTATCTATTATCGTCGTTCTTGCAAAAGTTGTAGCATTAGTTAAAGTTCCTAATCCTACTTCAAATTGATCAACTCCTTCATTACGAATTGCGTAGTAAGTAGTATTGCCTGCTGCAATTCCTGTATTAAAAGAAATGAAGCCTTGTACTGCGCCTGCTAAAGTTATATCACCAGTACCACTTGAGGTACTTGTTTCTTTAACTCTATCATTTATTACTAACGCCATAATTTTGTTCCTTATTAACTCATACTTATAATAGCATCAGCGGCTGTATTTACAGCTGGAAATGCAACTGTGAAAGTTCCATTAGTTGCTGTCTTTGCACCACCAAAGTCTAAAACTACTACTAATCTATTTGCAGTACCATCAACAGTTGTTGTGTTATAAATAGCTGCGAATGAAGCTGTGAAAGTTGCATTAGCCCAGTTTGGATCAGTTGCCCAATCAACAGAAGCAACTGCAGTTGTACTTACTACTGCTTGGTTTACTAAAGCAAAAGGTGCGTAATTTGTACCACCTGTTGTATCTACTTCACCATTACCTGTGCCTGCTAAATAAACAGTACTTGCTGTTGTGTAAGGATTAGTTACATATAAAGACATTGCAAACGCATTTCCTCCATTTGCAAAATCGTGATTTCCTGAAAAAAGTGCTCCTCTAAACGAGAAGGGTATTATATTTGCCATAGTTATTTATCTCCTAATTATTTATTACTCGATGGATTTCTTGAATCTAGTACAGTACGAATAACTCCATCTTGATATTCATCTCTACGTCTTCTACCCTGCTGTTCGATCGCATACGACATTAGAGCTTTTTCATAAGCTCCTTGGTAGTATTGTAACATATCCTGTGGTCCTTTCAAGTACCCATATGCATTTACTAGAGATGCATATAAAAGAACATCTTGATACTTATTAGATAAATAAGTTCCAACAGTACTAAATGGAGCATTTGTAGTAGGCTCAGTAGTACTTGTAATACTTCCCGGTTCTTTATTATATCCTAGTGTTATAACATATGCCTTATCTGGCGTAGGAGCTACAACCCAAAATTCTTCATCCCAGTTAGCAAAATACTTTGGAATATCAACAGAAACTGTTCCAGGTGTAGCATAATATTCGAACATAAAAGATGTATCTCTTTGTTCTAAATATAGTTGGTTTCCATCTGAATCAGTTAATTGTACTGATCTTATAAATCTTAAATCTAGAGGAATTGTTACAAATTTATTTCCAACAACTAATGAAGAAGTTGCATAGAATCTATCTGAATCTGTATCTACTTCTCTATAAATTTTGTTTTCTGCATTAACAATAATATTGTTTAAAATTGCATCGGTAAAAACATTATCACCTACTTCTGTATAACTTTTAATATCTGATTGTAAATTTGCTAAAGTATATGCCATATTAATTTCCTCCTACTACTTCTAAAGTTACTGGTCCTGCTGAGCAATTAAGTTCTCCCCCAGAAACTCCACCACTTGTAGCATTACTTGTGCTAGTTATAAAGAAATAACTTTCAGGTGTTGTTAAAATTTCTGTAGGATTTGAATTAGGTGCGGTAATTATATTTCCATTTGCTTCGATTTTACCTACTGTAATTGTAAAACCATTTACATTATTTAAATCACTAACGTTATCAAAAGTTGGAACATCTGAAAATTGTTGTAAATTGTGAGCATTTGACCCTCCTGTTCCGTCTTCAGTTACAATTGGAAAACCTCTAAATCTTACTATGTCTCCTGTTTTTCTTTGGTGATCTAAAGAATAAATATTTACATAAGTTACTCCTCCAGAAATTATAGTAGTAAAAGGATTATTGTTTAATAAAATTAAACTTACAACCGAAGCTCTTTGAGGTCTTGGATTATATAAAGCTTGTGGATCTGATCCAACAGGTGCTGGAGTAAGTTGAGGTTGTTTTGCTTCGTATTCTGAAATATGAA